ACTAATGGAAAGCTCAAGTTCTGACCCTTTTGGCGAAGATCAATTTTTCCTTAATTACGGAAATGAAAGTGATAATGCGGATAAATATAATAGCGAGTCACTTACTACACTTGAGGAAATGTGGCTTAAAGACTATTCAATGGTCCCTATTGATGACGAGGAAACACAGCTTGAAATTTCAAAAGAATCAGTTGAGATCCAGCAAGGCATAAATCCCGATATTCACAAATACGAAGATCACGAAGCCCATAAGGCCGGTCATATTGAGCAAATGTATATCATGGCGGCCCAAGCTCTTGGCGTTGATGCCTCTGAAATAACCGAAAAAGATATTGAAAACCTAAAGCAAGACCCTGAAATTGGTCTAATTTTCTCTATAGCTCAAGACCATATTGAAATGCACGAAACTTACTTGGAAATGGGGCACGATAAAGCTCAAAAACCTAAGTATGATAAAAATATGCGAGTCGTGATTAAAGTAGGAAAAGAGGTTCTTTACGATGGGAATGACCCTAGTGAAGCTGGTTTATATCCTATAGCTCCTTTCTATTGTTACAAGGAAGAAGATTGTTTTTATGCGACAGGTGAAGCAAAACACCTTATTCCAGTTCAAAAGTCACTTAACGAAATGGATTGGGCCGAGTATTCAGGCCTAAGACTTAACGGAAATAGCGGCTGGGTTGTAGATGAAAACTCTGGCGTTGATGAAACTACACTTGATAACCGTCAGGGAATAGTAGTTAAAAAGAAGCAAGGAACCGAAGTAAGAAGGCTTCAATCCGGTCAAGTTTCGCCTCAGTTTAGTGCTAGAAAACAAGACGATATTGAATCGATGCAAGCGGTTTCTGGCGTAAATGAGGCAACAATGGGCGAAGCACCCACAGGTGACCCGTCAGGCGTTGCGATTAAAAAATTACAGCAACAAGCCATCGGAAGAATAAGATTGAAGTCTAGATCTCTTGAGGAATACACAATCCCAAAAAGAGACAAGCTTATTTTATCTAGGATAATGAAATACTATTCAACCGAGCGAAAGCTTAGAATCGAGGACGGGGAAGGACAGGTTTCTTTTGTTAACTTCGATCCAGAGGCGGTAAAAAACCTTAAATACGATATCATGTTAAGCCCCGGAACTAGCGCGGGCCTAGACAAGGAAGCGGTTATTACGATCTTTAAAGAGCTTTATCAAGGGCAAGTAATAGATGCTAAAACCTTAGTTGACTCTATTGATATTCCAATGAAATCTAAAATCAAAAAGTATTTAGCTGAAAACGATCAAGTTCAAGCTACTTTACAACAATTACAAGAAGAAAATATGGCGCTTAAGCAAGAGTTAGGTTTGCCAGTTGAGGAAATCCAAGAATAAGAGTCGCAATGATGCGACCAACTTAAAAGGATATATATGAGACTATTTAAACACGTTTTAATGAATGAATTTGGAAATGAAGATGCTGGCGGTGCTGTCAATATCGAGGACGTTGCCACAGACTTAGGCGTAGACCTTAACGACACCGTTGATAACTTTATGACTGACAACCAAGACTTAGACGTAAAAGCAGAAAACAACGAAACTGAAATTAAAGAAGATAATGAAAATTTGTCAGACCTAGACAAGTTTTTATCCGAGGCATCCGAGGAACTTAACGACGATCAACCAGAGGATAATAACGAAGTCTCAGAGTCATGGCTTGATGAAGTAAACTCCCTTGATCTTAGAGATAATGGCGAAGGTTTTGAGGTGCAATCCAAGGAACACTTACAAGAGCTACTCCAAAAAGGGCACAACTTCACGCAAAAAACACAGGCCTTAGCTCAAGAGCGTAAAGATTTCGAAGCCGAAATGGAAACGAAACTAGCTGAGTTTAAGGAGCAAGAGGACTATTTCACGCAAAATGCTGAGTCAATCAATACTCAGATCATGGAAAATCAAATCATTGAGCAGGCCATCTTAAAGATGCAAGCCGATGACCCTGACTTGTTTGAGGAAGTGAAAAACTACTATCGACAAGCGGAAACTGGTTTCACAGCGCAACGAAATAATCCCGAAGTCTTAAAGCTTCAAAAAGAGATTCAAGAGCTTAAGAAGGGCGTAGATGCAGAAAAGTCATCCTATGTAATGAAGCAGTTTGACCTCGAGTTCGAGCAAGCAAGCGAGCTTTTATCCGACCTTAAGGACACCCTAGGGCTTGAAGTCGATCGCGAAGTTATTAAGAAAGAATGGGCGACCGGAAAAGACGTTAAAAAAGCGATCTTCTCTGAGTACGGTGACAAAATCCTGAAATTGAAAAATAGTAAGGAAAAAGTCAACAAGGTAAAACAAAAGAAACCAGTTCAAGCCTTGGGCGGCTCACGGTCTCGCTCGACCGGAAAAGGTGGTCGAAATATTGACTGGTCAAAAGACTATGATTCCATTGCGGAAGATATAGCAAACTTTTTTTAAAGGAGAATTACTATGGCGATTTCAGTAACTCAACTAGATGCAATTACGCATCGATTTGTTGAAAAGAAAATGACTGACAACGTATATAGATCAAAAGCGTTGTTAACTAAATTATACGAAATGAGAGTAAAGCTAGACGGTGGATCAAGCTTAAATCACCCTGTTATCAGTGGCGACATTGACAGCACCACAGGGGGCTGGTTTTCTGGCGCTGAGACACTAGACGATGCTGAAAAAGATGACCTGACCAATGTAGTTTTACAATGGAAAGAGATTTACGAAACTGTGTTACTATCTCAGTCAGACATTTTGAAAAACAATGGTATTAAGCAAATCTTAAACCTTGTTTCTTCAAAAGTTAAAATTGCAGAAAAAAGAATGCAATCAAGAATCTCTGACGGGGTTTTTTCTGATGGGACAAACACTAAAGTGTTTAACGGTCTTGAGGAAATTGTTGACGCGACAGGTGCCTATGGTGGTCTTACGATCTCTGATATTACTGACGAGGACGGAAACAACTCTTGGCTTGCAAAAATAGACGGAAACTCTGGAACTGACAGAGCACTTTCTTTAGCACTTATTCAAAAAGTAATGGGTGATGCGACGGAAGGCGCTGACAAGCCGGATTGTGCGGTTTCAAGACAAGACGTTTTCAATGAACTATGGAACCTTCTTAGTCCACATCAAAGAACGGTTGAGTCTGACACTTTCAGCGGTCTAGGTCACAAAGGTGTTTTAAGATTCAACGGGATTGATTTTCTAGTTGATTCTCACGCGGCCGCAAATAAAATGTACTTCTTGAACACAGATTACTTAAAGCTTTACGTTCATCAAGGTCAAGACATGAAAGTTCAATCTTTCAGTCAACTTGAAGATAAAAACGCTATTAAGAAACGTGTGCTTCTTATGGGTAACCTTCTTTGCTCTGCAAGAAGATTCCAAGGCGCAATTGAAGATATTTCAGTAGCTAGCTAAATAGTTTTTTAAAGGAGATTTGAAATGAAATTTTTAGTATTTGTTTTAGCAATGGTTTTCGCTTTTGAAACTTTTGCAAATGCCTTTGGTCACAACTCTTTTGATGGGACAGGGGCCGTTAAATCTAGATCTAAGGATTATAGATTTTATAAAAACTCTGCAAGCTCGGCTTTCGCAGAGGGAAATGTTATTTGTGCCGACTTAACAGATGACGACGGAATCAGTGCTGATTTTTGTGCATCTGAAGGTGACGATGCTGCACTAGGTATGGTTGACGAGGCGTGTGCTGTGGGTGATATGTGTAAAGTTCTAGTTGAAGGGTTTACAGATAAACTTACTTACGACGGCTCTGGCGACTCTGCAAGTGCGGGTGACGCTCTTTACGCTGATATTAACGGGAAGGCCGCCGGGGTAACCGTTGACACTACTGCGGAAGCAGCTTACAAGAAAATCGGCTTTATTTATGATGCTGCATCTACTTCGGTAGACGTTGAGGCATATATTAGAGTCAAATGATTGGTTTTTTAATCGGGGGGCTGTTTATAACAGCCTCCTTTTTTCTCAAGTTCTCGTTTCCAATTGATATAAGATCCGGCCATCACATGTGGTTTTCCTTGTTTTCTTTTGTGATCATTCTCATAACAGGAAAGCCTAGCAAGAAATCATGGCCATTAGTTTATTTTTTATTTGCGAGCTTTTTAATACCGAGTAATTTCTATAACGGATATACTTTTTTACAGTGGTTACCTCAAAGTTTAGCGGTTATTCTTTATTTAAAGTTGGAAAATATTACATTAGACAGAAAATTTTTAGAAAAGCTTTTCGCCTATTGTTGCCTAGTTCAGGCAGCGTGGGTTTTGGTTGATAAAGCAGGCTTTGACATATATGGCACAATTTTGGGCTCGGTCTTTGATGGCGTTCAAAAGACTACAAAAGCGGGCGTTCCATGGAATGAAAAAGCGGTGACGGGAAGCCTAGGACACCCTACTTTGTCCGGTGCGTATATGGGAATACTTTTACCATTTGTTTATAGATTGAAAAAATATCTTATCTTTTTACCCATACTGGCTATCCATTACACACAAAGCTCTATGGCGGCATTGACCGCCTACGTAGTTATCTTGTATATTGCAACCTATGATAGCAGATTTAAGTACCACCTATTCTTTTGCCATTGTGTGGCCCTTGCTCTACTGCTTCACCATGGGAACACACACGGAGGCTTTTTTAGCGACTCGGCCAGGCTTGAGTTTTGGCGAGTGGCACTAGCTAAGCATGGTTTGGCATCCCCTGTTTTTGGAAACGGGCCGGGTTTCATTGAAATTGCGGGCGTCCAGTTGTCAAAAAACAGCGAGGTTCTTAGACCCGAACACAACGAAATATTAACACTTTACTTTCAATACGGACTCATCGGCATAGCGATACTTATCTATATAATTCGCCTTAAAGTGGTAGAATTTTACAAGGAAAAAGACGTTTATTTTAAAGGTGCTTTAGTGGGTCTAGTGTTTAACTCTTTGGGTAATTTCCCTTTGCATATAGCATCTACGGGAACTATTTTTATAATACTAGTTTCACAACTTAATAAGGAGAAAAAGCATGGCGGCATCAGTTTCTAAAAAACAAGAGATCGATTTTGGTAACGTAAGGGGAGCGATTTTTGAAATCACTATGACAGGCGTTACAGAGTACGACTTTACAGAAAATGACCACGGATTCAGAAACATTTTACACGTTGATTTTAACAATGAAACCAGCGAGGCGGACGGGCTAGTTCAAAAAAACACGCTAGCGGCTGGCGCTACAATAGGCGGTATTTACCTAAGTGGTTTTACTGCGGCTGACGTAGTTTCCATTTTTGTTATAGGTAACTAATGGGCTGGAACGGGAAAGACTTTATAGACGAGTTAACAGCTAAACTTGGAGACACGTCTAACTCTTTCAAGAATAAAACCCTTGAGTGGACAAATGAAGGCATAAAGGAAATTTGTGCTAGACATGATTGGTCCTTTTTAAGGGTTTTGGGAAAGAAGGTTTTAACTGCGGATCAGGCAACTCAGGACATTTCCCTAGGGCAACCAAGCGCACCGAGCGTTGCGGTAAGTTCTGGGGGTTCGTTAACTGCGGATTCAACTTATAATGTACTTATAACGTTTATTGAAAGTGTTTCGGGCATCGAAAGCGTTGCTGGGGTTGCAAGTTCTGACGCCTCACCTACAGGGGCAAATTTAACTATTGATTTAACTTCAATACCTACTAGCCCCGATCCGCTTGTCACTGGCCGAAGAATTTACCTAAGCAAAGATTCTGGGGATTATTATTTAAGCTCAACCTTAAGCGATAACACCACCACAACCGCGAGCATTACAGGTGACGTTACCGTTGGGGAAGTAAGGGACGTTTTGAAACCACCTTTACAGCACGCTATCAGGAAGATAGATGGGAATCCATTTATAACCGATTTTAGAGCTTTAAGTTATATTCCTTTAAAGCAAATAATTGAACAATCGTGGGCATCAAACACTTCTGGCGACCCTGACACTTGGTCACAGGAGCAAGAGGAAAAGCTTTACTTGTATCCTAAGCCTTCAAGTGCCAGAACGCTTGAATATTATTATTTCAAAATACCGAATGAAATAACCTACTCCCTCACGTCTTTGTTTCCAATTCCTGAATGGCTTAAAGCTGACCTTGATCGCTATGTCACTTGGAAAGGATACGAATACAGGGACAGAAATGGACAAGAATCTAAGTTTAACAACTTCGAGGAAATGCTCAAAAGATCTATAAGTGAAAAAGGAGCGCCAAAGAGTATAACGGCTCACGTTCCGGACGTTGTGGGCGACTCGGACGGCTTCGCAATATATTAAAGGGGTTTAAATGCCTTTATCTTATCGGGCGCAAAAAAGATTAAGCGATTTTAATTTTGGCGTTTCTTATAGAAACTATGAGAATAAAGTTTCAATGCGTGACGCTGCAAATGTATTCACGAATCAAGGAAGAATAGAAACTCGTCACGGTTTCTCAAAATATAACTCGACAGCACTTGCCTCGGGCGTTGACTCAATTTCCTTTTTTGAAAAATCAGACAACACAAAATACGTTTTAGTTAAAGCGGGGACTATTCTTTATAAATTGGAAGCCACAGGGGCAAGCACTGAGTTAAAAACAGGACTTACGGCCGGCACTAGACACAGGGGCGTAACCTTTAACGATCGGCATATAATAGCTATTGGAAGTGATGGGCTTTTTTCCTATGATGGAACTACTTTTACACAGCTTGGCCAGGCTGCACCCGGAACACTTACGGCGGCCGTTTCTAGTGGTGGCTCTTTACCTAATTCAACAAGCTATCAAGCTGCTATTACTTTTTACGCCTCGGGCATTGGTTTTGAATCAAATGCGCTTTCAAGCTCGACGGTAACAACTAGCTCACCTAATTTGCAAATTGATCTTTCAAATATTCCATCGACAGCGGATAACGCTTTCATTGACAAGGTAAGGATATACCTTAAAGATGTGACAAATAACGGTGATTTTCTTTATATAGCTGAAATAAATCTAGGGACGACTATATACACAATTACTGACGAGTCCACTAGCACACAAACACCCCCCACAACTCACGCAGCACCACAGTCAGGCGGTGGTCAATATTTAACTGAGTTTAACAGGCGCTTAGTTTACTCAGGCTCAAATTCTTTTAAAAATGACGTATTCTTTTCAGAGGTTGAACTGCCCGACGCTTGGGATGACGGAAGCACCGCCAAGACAATAAACGTGCCGAGTAACGGTGACGTAACAGGAATAGGGCGAGGTCTATACAATGGAAACGCACTAGACCCTTACCTTATTATTTTCAAAAGAAAATCAACTCATATATATAGTGAAGTCGGGGGAAATGCTCGTTTTGTTACCTTGAATAACGAGATTGGTTGCGTTTCACATGACACGATAAAAGAAGTACACGGAAACTTATATTTTCTAAGCGAAAACGGTTGGCGCATGATAGTCAACGGTAACATTGTGACCGAATCAAAAACACAAAAGGCAACGCTGGCAAATGGTGACATTGACGATATTTTTACAAGTAAGGGTTTTGTTTACGAAATAAATAACTCTTATTCTTCAAACTTTCAGAGTGTTTACTATCCGACCCTAAACCAATACATAACATTAGTAGCGGAAGGCTCAAATAATGCCTTAACAAAGGCCTATGTTTACGAAATGGGCATAAATGCCTTTAAGCCTTATCAGTTTGCTGTAAATTTTACGGCCATGAATTCAGGGGAAGACGCAAGCGGAAATGAGGCGGTTTTATTCGGTGACGTTGACGGTTATGTTTACACTCACTCGGTGCAAGAAGATCGAACGGACACCACAGCCGATGACACTAGCACAAATATTGATGCTTTTTTCTTGCTTAACTGGCACCCACAGCAGGGCGATTTTGATGCTACTTACAATTTTAGAGAGTTAAAACTTAGGGCGATAACAGGAAATGACTTGACCGTAAAAGCTTGGACTGATTTTGATCAATCTGACCTAACGGAATATACTTACTCTTTCCCAGACCCACAAAGTGGTTTTGTGCTTGACGTGTCAAAACTTGACGAGGGCGTATTTTCAGACGGTCGAACAATAGTACACGCAAGAGGCGATATAAACAGAGTGGGCCTTGTTTTATTACTTGGTTTTTATCAGAATGAAACTGATTCAAATATCAACTTATTAAGCTTACAATTAGATATGTCTAAAAACGGAATAGATAATTAAGGATATAACCATGAAAAACTTTTTCTATTTATCACTTACAGCACTTTACCTAGTGTTCGTTTGCTTGTTTACAAGCGCCTATGCTGGGACGTGTACTAGTATTTCACGAACAAACTCTGGGGCGAACACAGTTTTAACGTCGACTAAATACAATGCTGACTTAAACACTGTTTACTCTCACGCAAACGACCTAGACGGCGGGTGTATAACCGACGGAACACTTGAGGCCGCAGCGCTAAACTCTTCTGAATTCGCGTTTTTAAACAAGGGCATCCACCAAGGCTGCAAGGTTACAAAATCAAATGACTCGACCATTTCAATTGATCGATGTCATTTATCAGTAAACGGGAACTTTGTCTCAACAACAAGCGCAACGACTGAAAGTTTTGGTTGCTCGGGTTGTTCGACAGAAACCTCTTCAACCGCTTATTATGTTTATGCAAAATCTGATTCCGACGGGTCGACTATAAATGTCTTACTACTAACAAGTGCCCCTAATGCTGACGGTTTTGATGGGTCAAGCAATAGGGTTCTGGCAAGGTTTTACAACAACTCGTCCAGCAATATAGATTCCTACTCTATTGATCAGTGGGCTATTAATGAGTTTAAAAGAAGCAAGAGCGCTTTGGTGTCCTACACGCCAACCGTGACCGGCCTTGGAACCGCAGCCAATGTTTCGTTTTCTTGGCAAAGGGATGGTAAAAACATGATCGTAAGGGGCCGCTTGGACGCTGGCACCCCCTCGGCTGCGGCCATGACGCTAACACTCCCCTCTGGCTACACAATAGACGACTCCGACTCTGGCAGCGTGGGTGCGATATACGGGGTGGGCTCAACGGACAACGCGGGCGCAAACGCAATTGGCGTTTACGGCCTCGACAATGGGAGCATTGTAACGCTAAGAAACATGGTCGGTGATTTTTCGGCTACCTTTAACGGTAGTTCGGCCGTTAACGCTGGCGAAACCATTTTTATAAACTTTACCGTTCCTATAGACGGGTGGAATTAATGAGTTTGATTGAGAGATATTTCAAAGAAAGAGAAGGTGAAGAAACTATCTATTTCGAAAAAAAAGGGTTTATGATGTATAAAATAGAAGCCCTAAAAGACGACGAGCATTCATTTAATGGTCTAGCCTGTATCATCACGGCCACCTACGTACTCCCGCAATTTAGGACTGGTAAGATATCGCACAAACTTGCACTACACGTTGAAAAAATAGCAAAAGCCAGAGGTGTTAAGCAGATCTTTTGCCAGAGCGACGAAAACTCGAACGGGTGGTCAATAGCGCATAACAATATATTAAAATATGGATTTAGGGAGTATGACTCGGAAGATACCCCTAAAAATATCCACAACTATCATAAAGAGGTGTTTTAATGGGCGGTGCAATAAAAAAAGTCGCAAAAAAGGTTGTGAAGCCAATAGGTGGCTTGCTCTTTGGTAAAAAACAAAGCGACATTGGCCCAGATCCAATGAGTCACGACATAAGAAGGGTTCACGGAAAAGCCTTAAAAGCTCAAGAGGGCATTCTCAAAGACATTAAAGGAATCGATCCAAGTGACTTGGCGAAAAAGGCGACTGAAAGAGAGGCTAAGTTCTTAAGGGGTGCCGCAAAAGATCAAAGGCGAAGGCTTCAAGAAAATATTGCACGAAAAGGCTTGGGGAGATCTTCGCTTGCTTTAACGGCTGGGTCAGACATCGACAGGCAGCTTGGAGAGAGAATAGCATCTTCGCAAGCTCAAATTCCAATGAGGCGACTAGGTGCGATTCAGGGCAAGGCGGGAATCATTCAACCTATAGCATCTGGGACACGCTTTCCGGTTCAAATGAGAGCTATAAAACGAGGTAAAAAAGGCGGCATTTCAGGCCTACTAGGCGCTGGAATCGGTGGCATGGTCGGTGGGCCTCAAGGTGCTGCGGCCGGAATGCAAATAGGCGAAGGCCTTAAGTCGGTGTTTTAATGTACGAACTATATGATCCCACAGAAAAAAAGAAAAAAGAGAAAAAGAAGGGCTTTGACCTTGGCTCTGTTATAAACCTTGCATCTGCAATAGGTGGCAAGAAAGAGGGTGCGGGCAAAATTGGAAAGCTATTACATGGCGACGACGGCAAAAGCTGGGAGCAAGAGGCTGACGAGCTAGCAGAGCAAAAACGAAAAAAGAAAATGCAAGGCCAGAGTTACGGCAAAACAATGGGCTTTGGAAAATTATTTATATAGGTGACCTATGGCATACGTTGATTTAACTTCTCAACTTCAAAGAGAGCAAGACGCTGGCGCGGCAAGAAAAATGGCACTGCAACAAGAGCTTGTTAGAGGGCTTCAGGGCTTTGCCGATATTGAACGTCAAAAGAAAGCAGAGGAAAGGCAAGCCGCCCTAGATGCTATAAAAGCTCAAGACAGGGAAATAAAACTAGCTCAAATGGGCTATGTTTCACCCGAGCAAAAAACCTTGTTAGATGCCGAGCAAGCAAGCTCCTTTCAGCAAGCCCAAGCTCAACCAGAGGGTTTCGAAGGGCCTATGCAACCAACGCAAGAGGCATCGCAGCAAGCTGGTTTCGCAAGGTTTTTACAAGGTCAAGCAGATCAAGCGCAAGCCGACAGGCAAAGGGCGCTTGAAGATCGAAGATTGAAGCTCGAACAAATGGAACGCGAGAGAGAGCAAGCATCTTTACCTTATAAAGAAACAAGAGACTATCAAAAGCAAATAACCCTTCAAGGCCTTAGGGATAAATCAGCAAGACAAAGATTTGCGGAGCAAAAAGAGCTTGAAGGAATGAGACAAGCCGGAAGAAAGGCTATTGCGCAACAATCTTTAATAGATAGGCGTAAAAAGGAATCTGAAAAACAAAAAGAGGGCGTGGCACCCGGCTATAAAATAGATGAGAAACTAGGGATAAAGCCTACAAGCATGGAATCAAGACAATTTAGGGCCGCCATTTCAGATGCAACGGCATTCAAAAATAACATTACGAACGTCGAAAATATCATAAAAGAAAACGAGGGCGTTCCAAGCCAGTTATTTAGTCCTAATACATACAATAGAATGCAACAAGAGATGACAAAGGCGAAACTAGACCTTAAAGGTGAAGCATTTTTCAAGCTAGGGGTTTTAGCGGGGCCAGACATGGAACTAATTGACAAAACTTTTGGGGAAATTGACGGGCTTTTTGGAACGTGGCAACCGGGCAACGAAAAGGTAGCACTTGAAAAACTTAAGGCGATAAAGGACTACGTTGATAACAAGGTAAGTTCAAAAGCTAGTTCTTTGGGCTACGTTAAAGATATGGGACAGGTTGAGCAAGGCGACCTTCAAAAATTAAGTGATGCCGAGCTTGATGCAATGATAAACCAATACGCAGGAAATTAAATGGCTTACACAATTGAAGAATTAATGGCCGAAAGAGAAAGAAGAAAGGCTCAAACACCACAAGCACCCGACAATATGGGCGAAATGCTTTTGGCCGAAAAGCGTAGGCGACAGCAAGAAAAATTTAAAGAAGAGGGTGAACTTGGAAGGCAAGCCCAAGCTGGCCTAGAGTCTTTTGGTCAGGGCGTGACTTTTGGTTATTTGCCACAGCTTCAAGCACTTGCAGAAAAAGGTGTCGAGGCCGTGACTCAATATATTCCCGGCACCGCAGCTTACGAGGACGAAAGGCTAAGGGAGCAAGGTTTTATTTTACCAGAGGAAACCTACACAGAGGCGCGTGATATAAACATTGCAAGACAAAAAGCACAACAAGAAGAATTTCCATTGACCACACTAGGCGGTGAAATAGGTGGGGGTATTGTTGGGGCACTTGCAACGGGCGGCCTTGCAAAAGGCGCTATGGCCGGAACCAAGGGAGCAAAACTACTAGCACCGGCCGCAACAAAACTAGGAAGGATAGCCCAAGCAACGGGAGCAGGGGCTTTATACGGAGCCGTTCAAAATCCGGGTGATATTGAGGGCGAAATAAGCCCGATTCAAGCAGAGGAAAGACTTAAGGGCGCTGGTATTGGAGCTTTAACAGGTGGCGCTTTACAGGGTGGGGTTGAATCAATACCGGCCGTAAAAAAAGGTATTGGTTTCGCTGGTAAAAAGGCAAAAGATTTATTTTCCAGCAAATCCGTGGCGGCAAAAAGAGCGACCGACGAGGTGACCACGCCCCAAGTAATGAAAAGGGTCGCTAAAAATATCAAAAAATCAGTTAAGGACACTTTCGCACCCACAAGGGTTGAAGATTTTGACGACACTATTTCCGTTTTAAAAAAGCATAAAATAGACACCGACTATATACCCGAGGCTTTAGAATTTGGAGAAGATACTAGCATCGGAAGGCTTGCCAAGGTTATAAGACAAAGCCCCGGCGGTGACGAGGCGGCCGGAAAGTTTGCCGGATTCTTAAATAAAATAGATGACTCTATTGACGACGTAATAAATAAATCTTCAAAAAGCGGAGCGCTTGACGAATATCAAGCCGGAGAAAGATTATTTAAAGGTTTCAATGATTCAGTTGATGAGTTTTTCGGTGACCTTGACGTTACCTATAAAAAGTTTAATCAGATTTCACCACAGCACCAAATGTCAAAGGCTAGCGACAGGTCAATGAGGCGCTTTATCTCTCAAGCAAGGGCAAACGCAGAAAGGGGTCTTATGTCCGCAACGCCTGAAATGGAACCGAAGTTTAGAGGCGTTTTAAAGGTCTTAGACAAGCTAGATAACCTAGATGGGTCTTATGACTCATTCACCGATTTTATGCTTGGAATAGGCGCTCAAACAGGCAAGAAGGGGCCGCAAGCTCTTGGCGTAGTTGAGACAGATAAAAGGTTTTTAAAAAGTCTTTATAATAAGATGAGGGAAAACGCAGTCAGGGAAGTTGACAGTATTGATAAGGGCCTAGGTAAAATGCTTAGGCAAAACAATGAAAAAATACATAAATTTATATCTGAAAACTCGGATATTTCAAAAATTATAGATTCTAAAATGTCTCCTGAAAAACTATTTAATAGACTAGTTGAAAAGGGGAGTGTTGACGAAATCAAAAAGCTTTCTCAAGTTTTACCAGAGGAAGTATTTAACGACTTAAAATCAGCATATCTTTCTAAGCTTGTTAAGTTAAACCCAAAAACCGGATCGATAAGTTATAAAAATACGCTTAACGCGATAAACAAGAAAAACAGACAATTGACCGAGTTTTTTGCTGACGACGAGACACTTCAAGACGTTTTGGGGCTTTTAAAAGTGGGCAAAAAAAGCGGTGACGCTATACTTAACTATTCAGGGACGGACGTTTCTAGGTCATTTAGAGACTACTTAAAATCACTTATTACGTCAGGTCAAGACGAGGTAACCCTTGAGGCGATTAAAAACAGGGCAAGAAAAAGAGCGACAAAAGAAGCCGTCAAAAAAGCCGTTCCTAAAAAAGCAAAACCAAGCAAGCCTATTTCAACGATTCCGGCCGGCGTAGGTATATCGGGCTTAATGATAGGTGACGAAAGGGAAAGATAAAATGATGAAGGCCGCAACGTGGTTTATTTTAACGTCTATTTTACTTCCAGTGGTGGCATGGGCGGCATTAAAGATTTATGACCATTCCGAGCGCATTGCGAAAAACGAGCAACGATATATAGATATTGAAAAGAACTTGTCAGACATAAAACATGGTCAAAACGAAATACGATCTTATATTATAAATAACAAATAAAAAAGGAGACATGGCATGTCAGAAGAAAAAGGGATCAAAGAGATCACAGAACTAGCCGATGGACTAAAGGTTTTTGCGGCTTTTGCTGGTAAAGTTTTAAAAGATAACAAATTAAGTACATCAGATTTGCAATATGTAGTAGATATCGCTATGCAATTTGATGCTATTTCAAAAGCGTTTGACGGTCTTGGCGAAGTCCCAGCGGAGTTAAAAAATCTTAAGAAAGATGAACTAATTTCGATTGTTGCCAAGTTTTTCGAAGTAAGAGATGCTTACAACGAAGCAAAAAAATCTTAATTAAATTTGTTGGGGGACAAAGGAAGGAAAAAATGAAGTGTTTCATCATGCTTTTAATTTGTTTAACTTTTGTTGCCTGTGACAAGGAACCGGATTTACCGACAGGGGCGAACCCTGAATATTTTGCAAAATGCGTAAGTAATGAAGAGGCCGCAGCCCTTGGGTTTGAAAAAAAGTGTTCACCGCCCGGCTGTGTTTGCTTACAAGACGTTCACGGAGAGGAACCGAGGCTTGAGGCCCATTGTCATTCAAACGCCTTAAAATGTAACTAATAACCAAGGAGAGGAAAAATGGAACAGGAAACTTTTAACTTACATATTGCGGCTATTTGTCGATATTTAGCTAGATATACCGAGGAAGTAAGTAAATCAATGAGTGCATCAGTCACGGCCTTATCAAGTGCCGATAAGCGTAGACTTTACTCTTATGTGGGTGATTTACACAAATACCTTGAGTGGGTGTGGGGCTTACAGCAAGACGATGACGGTGGTTTTTTAGACCTTCCAGAATCTCACCCGTCCTCAATTGTAGTTCCTATCATGGACCCGGTGGGCGAAATGGAAAACAATGCACTAATTGATATTGTTGAATATTTCAAAACTTTTTATCGTGAAGCTATGAGTTCACAATCTAGCCGTCTAGGCGCTGGAATCTTAGGCCACGACTATGAGAGGTTTACGGCACTTCTTGGAACCATTGATTCCTATATTGAGGAGTTCGTTGCTGAAACTTCACCTCAAGACTTCCCAGAGTCAAGCCCAAGAAACCTAATGCCTTCACCGGGTAAAACTGGCGTTCGTAAAAAATAATGCAAGGGCTCACTTAACGTGGGCCCAAGTTTTTCTCAACACAATGTGACTTATATTTGACTGGGTAACGCCAAAATATATGGCTAAGTCTTTTTGACTGTAACCACTTGAGGCCATTTTCCTGATAAGTATTATGCGGTTTTCATTAAGCCTTGAGAAGTGATGCTTAGAGCCATTTTTTATAAGACCAATAGAATAGGCGTGTTTCCTGTTTTCCCCGGGGGTACACCATTCGAGATTCTTTAATCGACTGTCTGATTTTATGCCGTTAATATGATTAACTTCTCGCTTTCCTTTAGGGTTGGGGATAAACGACATCGCTACAAGCCTGTGTATTCTTTCCGTTTTCCGCTTTCCGTCCTTCTTTAAATTAATGGCCATATAGCCAAGGCTATCAACAAACGGCTTTAAAATACAATCACGGTCTGAAATTGATTTTATTCTCCCTAAATCGCTTATCTTGTATAACCCCTCATAACCCCTAGTGTCTTTCCATTTTTCTTTTCCCATTAGTAATGTATAATATAAATATCATGCAATTAAAAATCTTATTACAAGCTATTATAGCCGTCCCTACGCTCCTTAAGGAAATTAAGGAGACAGGGGCGCTTATAGCTGGGGCCATTGATAAACTCCGAAATCAAATGACCGATAAATACATAGGTGAGTTAAAAGGCGATATCGAAAAAACCTTAAAGAAAATCAAAGGAACTAAAGACGATGACGAGCTTAAAAAACTTCTTGCTGATCTTAGCGATTATCTTAATAAGTAATAGTTGTAAGGACGGACATAAACCGCCTTCTTTAAAGGTTTGTGCAACGGCAAACACCGTCGGATTTTTATGTAATGACGAAAGCAAACCAGAGGGCGAGCAAGACAGCTTCGAACCTTACAGGTCTGGATATATTTGTTTTGACCAACCAGATTTTTCTCAATTATATAGCTATTGTGCTGACCTTAGAAAAGATCTTATCAAGTGTGAAAGAAAGTGCGACTAGTTGAATATCTATTTTTTGAAGTAGTTAAGCATCTTTTATATGTATTGTTGTGGGTACTCTGAATCCCAGACCGTAATTAAATTTTTACATTTATAGATTCCCTCTGGCGACAAGTAAGGCCTTCCCATTCCAACTAAGTCGCTTAAATCAAAATCAAGGGTTTTCAAATAGTCTGAGTGATAAACAAGCTCACTACAGTATAGCGCCTCTATTCCAAGGGAAAACTCAACGTCATATTTTGCATTAGACATGCTCAAGCATTTTTGAATAACGTCTAGCTTATAGGTCTCGCTCCAATCTTTTGCCCTTAATATAACTACTCGAGTGCTTTCTTTGCAGATATCGAAAAAGGTCGATCGCCTGTAATTGTCATGGGTCATTTCCGCAAACTCGAAAACCTCATTTTTTGAAACACAAAAAGCCGCATGTGAAAACTCCCCACCTATTAAAAGACTTGTCAGTTTTTTGTTATCGATTGTTAAAACTATGTCAGAGGGGCGTAAAATCTTATATCCCTCATAAAAAAGCTGACCTTTAAAGTCTGGATAATAAGTTGTAAATCTAATATATGGAATCCAATCTTTTAAAGCCTTTTTATAAAGACTTGTAGACATAAGCCATAAAATTAATTTCGTTTTTAGTTTTCTCATATTGCAATTATATCGAAATACCACTAATATTAAAGTCTCTACTATAACAGTTTTCATTTTTGTTGTTTTTTCATTGTTTAGCCCCTCGAAAGAGGGGTTTTCTTTTTATCGGTAAGGCATTTTTAGTCTCATTGAACACTTTTTTGTGAAATACTTTTATTATATCCAAGGAAGGGATTGACCCACGGAAAGGGGGCGCTTATGGCAAGTCACAGGATGCGACGAGCCCACAGCGTTTTATATATGGTAAAACAGGAAAACAAAAAGAAAATTTACAAAAACATTTCAATTTTACAGAAAAACGCGGTTGAGAGAAACGAGCTATTTGAGAAGGTGAGAAAAGGTGAAGCTGAAATTATATTGCAGTTTCTAGACGGCTCGGAGCCTGTAAGAATAACAAAAGTAGACTAAATGTTTAAATCAATCTTAGTTATTCCAGACCTACACTGTCCGGTCATGCATAAAGATGCGTTTAAATTTATTAAGGCCGTAGCTAAGTTGTATAAGCCGGATAAAGTAGTTTGCTTAGGTGACGAGCTAGACTATCACTGTTTAAGCTTTCACGAAACAGAGGATGAGTGCCCATACAATGAAAGCCAAGAATTTGAAGAGGGTAAGAGATATTTTTCTAATCTTTACGATATGTTTGACAGCGTCGATATTCTTACCTCAAATCATGGCAGCCTCTTATATCGTCGTGCTAAGGCGTGTCGAATCCCAAGACAGTTCCTCTTTACCTACGAGCAAGTATTAGACGCGCCAAAAGGTTATAAATGGCACGATAACTTAATACTTCAAACCAATAGAGGCGAGTTCGTGCAATTTCACCACGGAAATATCGCGCCTAAAGATATTCTTCGAAAGTCTCAACTTACAGGTATAAGTCAAGTTCAAGGCCACCATCACAACAATTTCGAAATCAAATACTGGCAAGACAACGTAACAAATAAAATGAAATTTGGGATGTCATGCGGTTGTTTAATAGACGATGAGAAATACGCCTTTCTTTATAATAAAAATAATATTGGAAGGCCCTTACTTGGTTGTGGCGTAATTTATGACGGTATTCCCGAGCTTATACCGATGAATTTAAACGAGGAAAAAAGATGGGATGGGTGTTTATAGTTTTACTTCTCACCTCTTGCGTTGACGAAAAAGGAAACCCTATTCCTTTAGAGTTTTATAGCTCTGACGATGAATGCTTAGTTTCGGAGCATTACAAGTCTAATGATGTTTACTTTTCAATATGTCATCTTAAAAATAGATCGGTTTATGATAGCGATATTCCCGAAAAGGTCATTGAGTTTTAATTTCAATTTGAACTGGATAATTTTTTGCCATTAGTATTTCAAAAAACGAAATTATAAAGTGTTCAATATCTTCATTCCAATATGATTGATCTCTGAATCCAGCTTCAAAACAAAAAGCGTGAAAAATCTCATGCCAAAAGGTGCGACTTATTTGCCTTGCAATCTCTTTTTTTGGAGTCGTTGCCGGATAAGTAACATTTATCAATATTTGCTTTTTTTCAAAATCGCATAGGCCAGCGACTACTTGCTCATCGTGAACTACTTTTTTCCTAAACTTAATGGCATATTTTATACCTAGAATGTCGTGGGTCATTACTAAATTATAGCTTTCATTCTTTCTGGCATCAAAAGACTAAAATAGTCAGTGAATCAAGTAATTTTGATCCTCTATTTCGTTAAACATATAATAAATGATGTCTTGCGTGGCGCGTATATTGGATTTAATATTTAATATTTCCTCGGCAAGCACTTGAGCGTGGCCATAGCGACCCTTTAAGATCGCCCTTTGATAGTCTAATATTCTTTCGTGTTTTACTTTAATTAAATAGTCTAGCCTATCGCTTAGTATTGTATAATAGTTCATTCTTTAACAGTATAAACCCATTTTCCCATTACTAGTTCAAATCCACGGTTTAACATTTCGCTTTCCATTCCAAATTTTCTAATAAAAGAAGATCGACCTAGATAATGAATCTCATTATGGTGGGCCCTACAGAGATAAATTAAGTTAAAGGGTGAGTGCTTATATTCAGGGTGAGACTTTTTAGTTAAAATGTGATGCTCGTCCACAGGGGAGCGCCCACAAATAAAACAATTACTTTTTCGTTCCATGTCCTATAAGTATATGCCTACGCCAGAAGTTTGCTTGGTCTTGAACTGTCATAAAGTCTCTTGATGAATCGATAAAATGAAGCTCGCTTAAAAGCGCGACTCTCATGCCTAGATTTTTAGCCGTCTTTAAATTGGTATAGCCTCGATCTCCTTTTTCGATCCACTTTATACCATTATCATGCCTTAAAACTCTCTGAGGGTTTAGTTCATTAAAATCTTCAAGTATATGCCTTGCCGCCCTTTCGCTTTCTTTATCGCCCTTTAATACGAGTATTTCAGAGCCTCGAGATTGACCATTGTAAGCGTTTCCATGCGGCTCGAGTGAACAATTTACGCCTTGCTCTTTAAGTTCAAGAATCGCACCTTTTACGCCCTTCTTGTTTCTTGTTGCGTAAGGAATAGGGCTTAACGCCTCGGCCATTTCAAGGCCATAGCGATATTCGTTTGTTGTTTTATCAAAACTCGAAGCACCGGGGCTCACGATAGTATGAGGGATCACTAGGCCCCAAGTAAGTTTTGGGACGGTTTTTTCGCCATAACCTTCGGATTTATTAAAACAAAACATATTACTCCTTAAATAAAGACAATTGTTGCTTGGCCTCTTGGAGTTTCCAGTTTGTTTCCCAGAGTTCCTTTTCAAGCTTCGCCTTTATCTCGTCGATTCTTTCTTGCATTACTTTATACGTTTCGCTGTCCCCTAAAAGCAAGTATTCAAGCGTAATAGATTCGTCATTTAGTTTTTTTCTGAAAAAGTTTGCGATTTGCTTTAGGCGTGAATATCTATAAGACCTTGATCCGGTCGTTAACTCATAAAAGCTTGTAGTTGGAATATTAAGCTCTGATGCTATCTCTCTGTAAGACATTTTTGAACGCGCTATCAATTTGTTTAGCGTCCGTGTAAAGATCTCTTGACCCAAGCGGTCTTTAATACAGTCTTCCGTAACCATGATAAAATCATAAACTAGTTATCTTTATTTTTAAACCCATTACAACGCGCCACATAGGCAAGCTTTAAATCTTTGTCATTTTCACAAAAAAGCATTAGTTTTTCAGCATTGCATTGTTTTTGACCATGCTTACACTTGTGGCAAATTGACTTTTTGGATTTTTTAAAGATTTGATCACTTGCCATAATCATATTTAAAATCTTCAATCTTGAAGGTAAAGTCCCTAGCCGTTTTTTTGGTTTTTTTAGGCTTTTCGGCTTTCTGGGTTTTTACAATCTCTTTTCCAAGTTTTAAAAAATCTTCAAGCTCTGTAAGGTGAATCGATTTACTTCTTTTTGCCTTGCTTAAAAGATCGTCAATGTCGGCTTTATTAAAAACTAAGTATTTCATTTTTTACGCCTATTTATGTAAACTTCTCGATGCTCTGGCAAAAGCTCTTTGTGTTTCCATTTTTCACAGATTCTTACCCTATCGTCAACGCTAAGCATGGGCGAAAAATCAAACCACAAGGCATCAAACCATTCCATGTCTCTATTATTTAACTGGCGGCTTCCTATAGCATAGCGATAGTAGTTGCCGCCTTTTCTTTTATAGACGTGTATTCTTGCTGAGTTCATTAATACGACTCACATTCGTAAGAGGTCACGCCACCGCCAAGGTCGATGCTAGTGCAATTTGTTTGCGTGGGCGTTTCAATTTGCGGCTCTGGCGCTTGATTTGCCTCGTTGTGTTTTCGCATTGATTCGCCAAACTGATAAAGAGCCTCTTGGTTTCTTGCTCTTTCTTTGGCATCCATATTCCAGCTTTTGAGCTTTCCCATGCGAAAAGATAAGTAATAGGGAAAGTTCCCTTTCCATGCTTCCCACATTGTGTACTTGTAAATTAGGTGACCATTTTTAAACTGTGTTTGCTCGGGCTCACCCATTAGGTCGGTAACCTCGTCGATTGTCATATTAGGTCTTAACTGGTTTAGTTCATTTGTCCCAATGCTTGCGCATGACACTAAAAATAAAAGAATCAAAATTTTCATTTTACACCTCGCTTTCAAGCTCTGAATAATAGAGATCTCGGTTTTTAAAAAAGTCATCCATCATTTGATAAGTTTCGTACTTGTCGCCTGTCCTATAGCCCTTTTTATTTGCCTCAACTTTTTCCTGAATACCTAGAAAATAGTCGTATAGGTCATCTTCGTCACATTCCTTTATTCTCTTCCCCTTAAACTGTCCCCATATAAACTTGTAATTTAGGCCGGGCTCGCAGTCGTCTTTCTTTCTAATGTAATCCGCATCAAGGGCCGCCTTTTCTTCAAGTTGCTCTTGTTTTCTTTCCTCGAAATTTATTCCCTCATGTTCGTTAACAACGTCAATCGCCTTCTCTAATTGCATTATTTGTGGGGTTCGCGGCCAGAGCTTAGCGGCTCTTTTAACAACGGTTTTCTTTATCATTTCACCTTCGAAATCGACCCAAGGGCCATATCCTTTTTTATAGGCTTCGCTTCGGTTTCGTATTTCGTAAATCTCATCTATAGACATGGGCGTAGTTAAGTAGTCCCCGTGACAGGTTTTGGCCACCACATAAGCGCCCACTATTTTCCCCCTGTCCTTACAAAAGGGGTTGTGTTTATGCTCTGGCATTTGTCCGAGATCTAGAACGGTAAACTGATCTTTTTCGTAAACAATTGCAGATTGGGCCCATTCAATAGAGCCTGACTCAGTGGCCGCCCTAATTAAACCCTTGTATGAGATATCAAGGCAAACAGACTGTTTTTTATTTACCCTTCTTGGAACCAAGTAGGCCAGTTGACTGACAGGATTTAAAGTCAGGCCTACAGCCGCTATGTTTATAATTGCATTTTTTAGAGATGCTGGATTTTTTCGGGCAACGTCTAATAGATAGTCATTGTTTTGAAGCGCTTGAATAGCGAAATGCGCTTCTTGAGCAAATTGAATGCGGTTGTCAGAAAGTGCCGCCTCAAATTGGTCTTGATATTCTTGCACTACGTCGCTAAGTGTTTTCGCCTTCTCTTGTAGTTGATTCATTTTTTACCGTCCTGTTAAGTAGTTGTTTCATTTGTTTCGGATATCTCTTTAAAACTTTAAATAAGTTATCTAATGCTTTTTGTCTAGTGTCTCCAAACTCTAATAAAAGCGCCTCATTTTCGTCATAAGATCTATATGTTCGATTCTTTTTAGCACCCATTGGATTCCAGCGTCATAAGCCCCTCACAATCTCTGCAAATAGGCTCCTCATCTTCACTTAAAGCATGAGGTATAATTTCAGAGCCACACGGGCAAGTCTCAGCAAACCCAAGCCCCTTAATATGTAAATGCTCAAGCTTGGAAATAGATTCTTTCAGCCAATTGAACGTCGAAACAAGCCTATCATTGTCATATTTTGGACCCTCGGAAACCCTTTCCATTTCATTGTTATAAAGTTTCACGGCATCGTTAACAATGGTCAATTGTGCTCTGATTTGATTCTTTAAGACTATAAAAGCCGTCATGCGTCATCTCCTTATTTGCATTCGTAGTAAGTTTCAACTATAAACTCGGCCCATATTTCAGGATCGTTTTGATCGGCCTCAGAATGAAGCGGTGAATCAGCGTGGTCATTACAATGCTCAACAAACCAGCCCTCAAGCTCGTCGTCACAGTCTTGCATCCAGATATCTAAATCTGCAACTTGATTTGGCTCCCAGTTTGAAATTTGTTTCTGTAGTGCTTCGTTTCTTGTCATTTTTACCATCCTGTTTTAGTTAAAAGGCCTCTCACCTAGTCGAGCGTTACAATTTGTTTCCGCAGTTAAAACGCCTAAGTATGTCTGCTTGAATACATATTACAGAAAAAAGTAACACAGTTCAAGAAAAAAGTAACACAAATACATAAATTATTCACTTTTCAAATAAAATCAACGTGTTATACTGACAATATGCAGCTTTATTTTACCTTTAGAAACCTTAAGCCATGCTCAACAAATAAAGTTTGGCGAAACTCAAAAAGAGGGGTTTACAAGTCAAAAGAGGCTAATTTATTTGAGCAAAGGGTGACCTTGCTACTTCTCAAAAAAAAGCGTGAGATCGAAGATTTCGAGGCCAAGTTTGACATAAATAAGTCGCATCTAGCTTGCTCGGTGAAGATATATGTCCCCAAGTCAATACTTTTGACCAAAAAAGGCTATATAAGCTCAAGAAACCTAGATTTAGACAATATTCTAAAAAACTTAATAGATGCGGTATTTAAAAGCTTTAACAAGCTCGGAGATCACTACATAAGAAGTTTTAGCTTTATCGAATCTCTGGCGAGCGAAGATAATAACTATAATATCGAAATATCACTAAAATCTAGGTCAAATGACCACCTTTTCCCAGACCTAAACAGTTCAATGGAGTAGCCGTGAGTGAAGATTGGATCGAAACAGGATTCTATTTCGTTCTGGCACTACTGGCGCTGTATTTTTTAACTTAAATCACTAATATTAAAGGCTTTACATGCAAGCGTGACAAAATGGCATCTTTACGTGTAGTCGGGTTTCTCTGTTATATAAAAATTATATAGAAACTTAATATCTATATAAAAATTATATTTTACCTATAAATCAAATCTAATTATTCTAAGCAAGCATCGGGGCGGGGTTAGCGGAGCCCATCTAGGAAGCAAGGACCGACGCAAGCGACCTAGACAATTCACTAAGGCGAAAAGTGCGACGGAAGCATATATTTCGACTTTTAAGCGGGTCTCACTCATATATAAGCTAGAGCATCTAGAGACTGTCTACCGAAGGGATCAAGCACCTACTTGCCCTTTGCGCGGAGTAATGGGCGATTAAAAACGGGAATAGTATTCCTAGCCTATAAAGGCTTCCTATGCTCAAAAAGCATTAAAGCGGTTCGTATTTAGCCTTAAGTCCTTTAATAGTCCTAAACTGATTTTCTGTTATCCCATAGCCTAATACAGCATGATTCAATACTTTTTCTATTATCCAAATATCCCTATTTTCAATCTCTTTAATTTCATTACTTAAGTGGCCTAGTAACTTATATGTCTCAGCATTAAATAGGCTTTCAGTAACTAGTTTTCCTTTTTCGTCTAGTCTCCTGTGAAGCTCACTTAGGTAAAAAGCCCTAAGTTTAAATGCCAGCTTTCTTTGATCCATTAAAAATCTCTAAGCCAAGACGTTTTTTGAATAAAGATATTGTGAACTACTTCCGCTTGCCTTCGGCTTACATAGCCATTTTTCTCGTAAAAGTTTGCGAACACAGCGCACCAGTTTAACTCGTTCAAGTTTAACAAATCTTTTGACTCATATAGTAATCTTAGCTGTTTCTTAAACCTGTCAGTTTGCTTACAAGTTAAAGACTTTCTAGTTAAAATATTCTCTCTGTCTAGCAAGGCATTTTCAAAACCAAGCGTTAACTGCGAAAAATCATTATATTTACTAGTCACGTATATGCTCCTTGATTAATATTAAGGGGCGTATATACTTACCGCCACATGCCATGTAAAGCACTTTCTTTCTTTTTTGTGAAAAAATCCCTAAAATATTCTCATGGCATGGCTTTACGGGAAACAAAGGATATGGCTCAAGGGAATAGATGGAATAGACTATATAATAGCTGTCTATAACGTCGAAGCTATATTAAACACCCACCTTAACGGAAGATTCCCTTTTGACGTTGCATTCGAAGGCTATAGTAAAAGCGGTCATCCTATTTATATTGAAATACCGGATCAATTGACATAAAACTCACCTCGAGCTTAAAATATACTTATGACCAACCATGTAAAGGAGTCAGTCAATGGAAAGCAAGGGCCTAGGCGTTTGTCACGCTGAAATAAATAAGATTCAAACTTTAGCTGATGGAGGAATAAGGCTAAGCCTCGATTTGCCAGAAAACACCGACAAGGAGCTTATTACGGCACTAATGGAAAGAGCTATGAGCGCATATTCAATGGTCGCAGTAGGTTTTGGGGAAATAACAGATGCCTAAGCTAGACAACGAAAGACACGAAGCCTTTTGCAATGAATATATAAAGCACTTCAATGCGGTAAAAGCTTATCAAGCATGTTACCCAGACTCTAAATACAACTCAGCTAGACCAAGTGCGGTAAAGCTCTTAACAAATGACAACATTCAGCAAAGACTTCAAGAGCTTAAAGAGGAAAGGGCCGAAAGGGTAAATATAACCCAAGACGACGTGCTAAAATCAATACTTGAGATCCGAGACAGATGCATGGAAAAGTACAAGCTAAGAGAAAACGGGGCGCTTAAAGCAAATGAACTACTTGGCAAGCACTTGGGAATGTTTAAAGACAAGGTCGAAGTAGACGGAAAGATCACTTGGGAAATGTTTATAGATCAACTTCGGAATGACGAACCACTAGACGAAAACTAATTATATAATTTAATATAAAAGAAAAAAGGAATATTTATGGGTCAAGGAAATGTCTCGAATCAATCAAGTGCAATGGGAGCTAGTGAAGCTTATCAAGCGATAGCTCAAGGGACTACTACTAATAAAACCACCTCTGGCACTTCTCAAGAGATTCAATTTGGAACTGGAACCAATATCATACGAGTAGCGACCACAAAAGCTTGTTACATTTTAATCGATGACGATGGAACTGATGTTACAAGCTCAAATGGAATGCTTTTGCCTGACGGTGGGGTCGACTATTTTTCGGTAAGACCCGGTGAATATCTCAATGTTATTCAAGTTTCCGAAGCTGGAACATTTTCTTTAACAGAAGGTAAATAATGCCATTAGGTCGAATGGGAATGATGGCCAGAAAAAGCTCTGGCGTTTCATTCGCTCCCTCTGATATCGCAAACCTTGTTATATGGCTCGATGCTACTGACGGCTCGACTGTTTTAAATGCAAGTGACACGGCCGCAAGTAATGGCGAAAATGTTAAAACATGGCAAGACAAGTCAGGTAACGGCTATGACCTAGTTCAAACAACCGTAAACCAACAACCAATTTACAGAACCGCTGGAAGTGCTAGCGAGTTTTCAACTGCGGCTATTGAGTTTGATGACATGGTAAACGCCACGCACTTATTAAACACAACCGACACTATTCAAACTACAGGGTGTACGCACTTTATAGTTTTTAGTGATGGCACCGCTGGGGGGTCGTCAGGCTATATTTTTTCTGGGGGAACCGCAAACGGGCATCTATTTGCAGAAAATGGCGACGTTGGGCCGGGTGTTTCGATAAACCTTTTTCAATTTGCTGGGGCGGTTGTAAATCAGACGACCTATACATATAACACTAAATATTATTCAACTTTAACAATGAACGGGGCCAGTTCAAAACACTGGCAAAATGGCTCACTAATTGGAACCGCAAACGCTGGAACTGGAACGGCAACGGGTCTATGTATAGGTGCTTTATATACTGGCGCTGGCCCTTCAGACTTAGAGGTTACGGAGTTTTTAACTTATAGCTCGATAGGTGACACTGACAGGCAAGCCGTAGAATCTTACCTTGCTGGAAAATATGGAATAAGCTAGTGGGAATTTTACACGGCATCAAATCTTTAATCTCACAGAGTAATACGCTCGCAAAAGCTATAACCTACACTGAAACACCGACAAAAAGAAGGATAGATGTTTCAAGCGAAAGGGACGGTGCTTACAGGTCATCTTTTGGCGATTATTTATCAGAATCAAAAGAGCCTATTGAACAAATTTCGGCACAATATGGGATAAACCCGAACACAGTAGAAACATTTACCGCTACGGGCGGCTCTGTTAACGCTAGCACCAATAATTTGTTTGAGTGTAAAACTGGAACATCGATCGGTGGCTATGGGGTTATAAGAACCAAAAAGCCCACAATTTACCGCGAAGGCATTGGTTTAATGACAAGGTT